TCTCCTATTTACTTATTGTATACTATCTTCTTGGACCTTTCAAGATCCTAACGTCCATTTGTTTCATTCTATCTTGCTGCCTTTTAGCGTCAATACCCATTTGAGTTTTTTCCAAAGAAGTGTCGGCTCTTAGCTCTGCCAATTCTTCATTTTGGTCCATTTTCTCATCAAATTGTTGTTGACCCATAAAATTCTTAGATTTTTCCATATTAATTTTTTGTTCTTCTTGTTCACGTTTGGCAACGTCATCCATGGCTCTTAAATCAAGCTCTCTTGATTTTAATTTAGCAATAGGGTCATTAGCCATATCTCCCATGATCTTATTTTCTTCTTCCATAAACTCTTGAGTCATTTCAGCAATTAATTTAGCTTTTCTAGACTCCATAGCCATAGACATTTGCATCATTTGTTGTTGAACTTGTGGATTCTGTCCCATTTGAGGATTTTGTTGTATTTGTTGTTGTAACATCATTAATTGTTGTATCTCTTCTCTCATTTCTACCTCAATTTGCTCTTGTGCCATCATAGAAATATGTTCAAAAATATTTTTTTCTAATGAACCTAGCACAACAGGATTATTTCTAGCTAAACTAGTAGACATAAAGTTTAAATGGGTTGTAATATGTGCTTGATGATCTTGACCTTTAAAAGCTTGGAAGGGTTTATTGGACATTGACATTATATTTTCTTGTGCAGGGTCCATTGGTGCCGGTTGTTGTGGCGGTGGCAATATTTGATCAATGTTTTTTACACCAATTGCTTCATACATATGTCTATAGGCTTCATATAGGTTATGCATTTGTGGATTAGACTGTGCTAATTGTAATTCTGTTTGTGCCAATGATATTCTTTGTGATTGAGAAAAAATATTAGGGTCTGCAACAGGAATAATATCTACCTTGTCATCAAAATCAGCTACCATAATATTTCTTTCCCCACCCACAACATCGTATGGATATTCTTTTGGTAGATAAGTTTTAAAAACTCCTGCTAATAACTTAAATTCACTTTTCATCGCTACATAAAGTCTTTTATGTATTGCTGACATGACCCTTGAACCACGTTCTAAGAGAGCTATAGTCGTTCCAACAGCTGCCTGTTGATTGCCATCCCCGACTTGCATGTCAGCGATGGAGGCAAATCTCTGCCCTGCCGCAACCACCGTTCCCATCAACTGCAATAAAGTAGCTGAAGGTTCTTTAAAAGGTAGGGGCATAAACGCATCCTTGATGTTTCCACCAGGTGCATCGACATCTCTGAATTCGCCGGGCTGTATTGACTGAGCCTCATCTCTAACACGTATTCCACGTTGTTTAAATCCTGAAGGCAAGTTACTTAAAGTACCTGCGTCCAATAATTGTCTTAATGCAGTAGTTGCTGTTCTAGACAAACCACCGATCATATGAATTAAACCAAAACCATAAAAACCCATTCCAGGCAAAAACTTGAAGTGTACAAAATATTCTTGTTTTTGTTTAGTTGGATCTTCTGCTGTATAGTTTCTTCTAATTGATAATATTTCTCTACTTCCTAATTCAAGTGAAACAATATAAGGAAGTTTAATTCCAGTCATTTCTCCTTCTGAATCTTTATCTTCAAATCCTTCTAAGTCTAAGTCAGTATGGATTTCAAGAATTGTAAATATATCTTCGTCACGAGTTCTTTTAACACCTTCTAATTCTCTTTCTTTTTTCTCTACGTCTGTTTCTTCATTGTAACCCGGTTGTAATTCTACATCAATATAGAAACCTGCTACTTGTTTTTTTCTAACATCGTTCTCTGACATTTTAATAACATGAATAACTGCTTCTGCATCTGAAATAGAAGTTGCAGTATAAGGGACTAAAATATCATCTGCCGGAACAAATTTTGAAACGGCTCTACCAAGTAGTTCATCGTAATAAACTTTCTTAAACGCAGAGCCGCTGAGAGGTAAATAAAAGAGCATTTGGTCGAACTCGGGTTCATACTCTTTCATCACATCCATGAGCTGATAGTTCATGAATTCTTTGACCCTAACTGACTGGTCTTCTTTTTGTCTGTTGGCTGCACCAATAACTCTAGTGTTTACCGGACCAGTAGCTGGTAGTAATTCTTTGTAAGCTTGCGCTTGAAATTGTGTAACGGCTTCTGCAAGAACGGGGTGTGTTGCACCTGAAGCCCCTTGAAAGGGTTGAGTGGGGTTTTCATATTTAAAACCTAAAAGATCTAACCCTTTAGTATAAGAATCTTCCCAGTCAGATCTAGCTGCTTTATAAGTTGAATAATTTTCTGCTAATTCTGAGCCTAATTTTCCTAAAATACTTTCATCTAATAATTCAGCCAGATTATCTCCGTGACCTTCGCCACCGGGTTGATTAACTGCTTCTGGATCAAAATTAATTGTAGCACCACCATCTTCTTCGGCAGTTACGTCAATACTATCTGGACCAACCTGTTCTTCAACAGTTTCCATTCTTTCTTCTTGAATTTCTTCTTCGCCGGGTATTTTAAGTTCTGTCTCTACGTTTGGTAGAGCTTTGTCTATATCTGCCATTTATATTCTCCGAGTTCTTAATTGTTGTATCTTGTTTTCCAGGAACATTCAACCCCTGTGAATCAGGTCCACTTAAGGGTGGGATTTCCTTCCATTTAACATGCTCCATATTTTTAACAAGTGTTTTATTTTTCATACTAGTTAAAAAAATCCTCATCAGTTTTATTTCTATCTTTAAACATTTTATAACCTTGATAACCCATTGAACCTAAAGTTGCTAAACCCCCTGCTATGGATAGTGCCCCTACCACTGGAGCCGCTGCTACTGATCCTAAACCTAGTCCAGCTACTCCCATTAAACCTCTTGTTGCTCCCATCTTAGCTAAACCCTTCATTCCTGATTTCATAAAAGCTGTTGGTAAATATGTAAATGGATTTGTTAAAGTATCTTCAGTACTTTTACCTGATTTAATATCTCTTGCAACAGACATCGCTGCTGTAGGTAGTGCTATTGCTGGCGACATAAAAGCATTAAGGCCTAGACCAAGAACCCCTTTTCTTAATCCAAGTGCGGACATAAGTCTACCGCTTTTTCCAGGATTAACTAAGTCACCTGTAGTGCCTCTTAGTTTAGTGTCTTTTGCAAGGTTTTCAATTTGATTTAATCTGTCTCTTGATTCTCTTATAACTTGTTGACCACTCTCAGTTATTCTTTTTACTTTTCGACCATTTTTATATAAAATTTGTTTTATCGTTTTTCTAAGCGCTCTTGCTTCTTGATCTAATTCTTTAGGCATCTCAAGAAGTTGTGCTTCACCCGCTCTTGCTGCATTATAAACTTGTTTTACCATTGATGCAGATAATGCACCGGTTGCTGCTAATTCTATTTTACCCTCGTTATCAAGAATGAAACCCATGTCCTCTAAATCTCGTTCTATATCATCCGCTATAATCATTCCTTCCATTTGTCTATCGTTAGTAAGATAGGTACTTTTATCATCGCTTCTGAATTGTCTAACTAGCGCGGCTGCTCCTCCACCACCGATCACGGCTCCGGCACCGAGGGCAACTTTACCTCTAAGACTTCCTGAAGTTTTAAAACCTTGTAGGAATCTTGTTGCAACGTTTTTAAATTTATTAATCACACCCGATTGTTCTGGAAGTTTGTTTATATCTTGTGCTAATTTTTTAGGGTCATTATCAAAAGCAATTTCCATTTGTGGTACACAGTTACTTCCTGCAGCATAACCAATTCTCCCACCTTCGGCTCTAAAAAGATTACATACACCGCCTTCATTTGTTTTAGCGGCTTGGAGGACTGCATTTTGAAAAGATTTTACACTTACATCAAAATAAGGTTTAGCTTTTTTAGCATCAAGATAATAACCTTTGTCTTTCGCAAATTTAGCAATGTCTAATCCTGACTTTTTATATCTAGCCAGGTCTTCTGCCTTATATGTTTCTAAAACATTAGTTCCAACTTTTATATCTGGTAAATTTAATTGATTGATTTGAGCTTTTGTAAAACC